GATCTTCCGCCAAACAGCATCCAGCCAGTTCCGAGATACTCCATAAAACCCTTTATATTCAATACGATGAATAATCGGTTTGTCCGTAATAGTCCGAGATAATCTCCCTGAATCCGCGAAAAATATGTATAGTAATGTGTATAGATTTTTTATACGTAGTTTTCAGTTATACACATGGCTCTAACCGATATACAGATCAAACGTGCAAAACCACAAGACAAACCATACACATTGAACGATGGACAAGGTCTGTCATTGCTTATCAATCCCGATGGCTCGAAAGGCTGGCGTTTCCGTTTCCGGTTTGCAGGGAAAGCGCGGTTAATGTCATTTGGCAGCTACGATTTAGTAAGCCTTGCAGAAGCACGTGAGAAGCGTGACGTCGCCCGTAAGCAGGTTGCGAATGGCATTGATCCTGTAGAGGAACGCAAAGCTTCAAGACTCGCTCAAAAGCTATCAACAGAAAATTCTTTCGAAGCCATATGTCGAGAATGGCATACCAACAGAGCTGACCGCTGGACAGTGGCCTATCGAGAAGAAATCATTAAGACATTCGAGCAAGATGTGTTCCCGTTCATTGGTAAACGCCCTATCAGTGAAATCAAACCATTGGAACTGCTTGAGGTATTGCGACGAATAGAGAAGCGTGGCGCATTAGAGAAGACAAGAAAAGTACGTCAAAGATGCGGTGAGGTATTTCGTTATGCAATCGTAACTGGCCGAGCTGATTACAATCCAGCACCTGATTTAGCTATCGCGCTGGCCGTACCCAAGCAAAAACATTATCCGTTCTTATCCGCAGAAGAGTTACCTCATTTTATTCGAGATCTGGAGGCATATACCGGCAGTATCATTACTAAAAATGCTACAAAGATAGTTATGCTAACTGGTGTTCGAACAAAAGAGATGCGCTTTGCTACATGGGATGAGATTGACCTTGAGAAGGGGATATGGGAAATCCCAGCCGAAAGGATGAAAATGCGCAGACCTCACATAGTGCCGCTTTCTACTCAGGTAATCGACCTTTTCAAGCAACTCAAGCCGATTACTGGTCACTACCCTTATATTTTTATTGGCAGGAACAACCGTAGTAAACCGATCTCAAAAGAAAGTGTGTCACAGGTAATTGAGTTACTAGGTTACAAAGGACGTGCTACCGGTCACGGTTTTAGACATACAATGTCGACAATTTTACATGAACAGGGATTTGATAGTGCTTGGATTGAAATTCAGTTAGCCCATGTAGATAAAAATAGTATTCGAGGTACTTATAATCATGCTCAATATCTTGATAATCGGAGAAATATGATGCAGTGGTATGCGCAGCATATATATGGAAAAGTTATACAAGAGTCTAAATAAATTACTCATGAAGAAATATAGTCAATTATTAGGATGAAATATGATTAGTGCAAAAAACATTCTTTTCAGCAGTCGACATACTGATGCTGATGTAACTTTACATATCAATAATGTTATAAGATACCCCAAAAAATATATGAATAATCATATCTATATATTAGATATAGACATGTATATTCAGACTGAAGACATGAAAAATCAAGCATATATAGATAATGACATTAGAAGCCCCCTGAAAATGCTATTTATTGGAGAGGAACTAACAGAGTCAACTTTATTTGACTTATTATCCCAATCAGAAATATCGCTTCATGAAGTTAAGGTTAAATATGAATTTGATTATATCTGTCAGATGTCAGAAGATGGATATAGATACATCAACAATAAATTAGAAACAGTCGCTTCATTATCTTTACTTAGAGCTATTAAGGATTTTGGTGTAAACTACAATATTATAAGAAACAAATCCTTTCTAAAAAAATATTCAGACAAGATATTCTCTACGTTATTACTAGATAACACTTTCAGTTCTTATGCCTTTGAAAATGGCTATAAATATTTTAATGTCGATGATGGTGCCGTTTACCAATTACAGCCCCCAACAAAATTTATTATTTATGACGAAGAAAAACAGCCGTATAAACTTAAGATGGAGAGTCTGTTAAATATTAATATACCTATTCATGCACTAATTGGTAAGAATGGTAGCGGGAAAACCTATTTAATTAATAAAATAATCAAACAATCTATTTCAACTGACCTAGAAATAAGATCTTCTGGCGCAGTTTTTAGTCGAATGATAGTTTTATCAAATACAATAAATGATAAGTGCTATAGACCGGCAAATATAACCAAAAACAAATTCAAGTTAAATAACTATCATTTTGTATCGTTAACATCAGAAAAATATTATAATAAGCTTTTCCCACGAGGGAAAAAGCTAACTCTATTTTCTTTATTAGAAAAAATACAGAAACGAGATTCTAATAAGCGAGGTAACTTTGAACAGGGGGATTTGCTTGATAGAGTTACTCAAGATATTATTCCCGAGTTTTCTTTTTCCATTAAAACAAATCTTGGGGAGCATATTTACAATAGTTTTTTAGAGTTAACTAGACAATATGGATTAGTTAATTTAAACTCAAACTTAGACTTAATTACGAGTTCAGAAATCGAATATGCATTACCTGATGAAGATATCCATTTCTATAAAAATAATGAACCCTTTACCTTAAGCTCAGGGCAATTATCTTTTTTAGTTAGCATGTTTTCTCTAATCTCAACAATAGAGAGTAATAGTCTTATACTTATAGAGGAACCAGAAAATTTTTTACACCCAAGTTTATTAACACATTTTATAAACTCACTAACACACATTCTAAGAGATACTAATTCTATCGCAATTATGGCCACCCACTCTGCTTTGGTACTTAGAGAAATCCCTTCAGCACAAATAACAATCCTACATAGAAGAGACAATATCACCAACTATAAAACACCGAATATTGAAACATTTGGTGCCGATACTCATCAAATAATGATAGACGTTTTTGGTGATTTATACTCTAATGCGATATTTAGAGAAGAGCTATCAAACATTGCAAAAAACAAAACAATCGATGAATTATTAGTGCAGTATGGTGATTTACCTTCTGATGTATTAAATAAAATCATCATGGAGAAAAATTCAAAGTGAGAATTTTATCTAAGCCAGAGGGTATTGATGATCTACTTAATAATATAGATCTTAACTCATCTATTGATGCCTTTTTATCGCTCGATGAACCGACTGGAATTGCTGACTTAAGAAATAAAAAAAATGATCTCTTGAACGAAATTGAGAATTATCACACTGAGATGATTGAACGAGGTCATTTATCACATAACACGAGAAAAAACTTCTCAAAATATAAATCCATACTTGAGTGGATTTATTATCACCCAAGTCAGCGAAGAAAAACAGACTACATAAACTCGATACGAAAACTTTACGCCCAAAGTGGAACTCTATGTCCTTACTGTGGGGTTTCTCCTTGCAGGACATTAGACCATTACTACAACAAAGCTTTATTACCACAGTTTTCATTTCTTCCTGAAAACCTTATTCCGTGCTGTGGTGATTGTAATAGAGACAAGGGAGCAAAAAAAGCCTTTAGCAAATGGAGAAGATTTGTCAATCCATTCTATGATGATTTCTCATCGTTAGAAAAAAATGAACCTCTCATATATATAATTTTCAAAGAAAGACCAAGATCTAGAATTGACATGGAATATGTAATGACAGCCAATCATAATCTAGACTTTTTAATAAGAAAACAAATAAACTATCACATTAGAACAGTAAGAATCCCTTTCTATCATCATGAAGCCATAAGCAATTCATTTTGGAGAAACGCGAAAGACCTAATAAAGTTTAAAAAATTAGTCACTGACGGTGATATAGATAATACAATTTATGATAAAATCATTGATGGTTTCATAGGCAAAAACAATGCTATGAATTATGACTGGGAATATATTATTAGATATTCATTAGTCAAACTTCGTATTAATCACTGGATTTATAACAGCAACCTACCAAAATTAATGTAGCTCCAAAGAATGCATTAGCCTTGATGGTATATTTCAGTAGCATTGAGGCTAGTGTAAGGCCTAACTGGCAGGTAGCATCGAACAAAATACAAGCGCATTTATTAATTCTCAATTAGGTTGTTTAAAAATGATTCGAAAATATTTCACCTGCTTAGGAGAAAAGAAAAAACATTTATCACTGCCACGCGCAGTGCTTTCCCCGCCTCGCCCGCCCGCTTTGCGGGGCAGTTTTAATGCAGTTTCACTGACACGCTCAGGCCGCGCCGGGAATGGCGCGGTCTGCAGAAAATGAGGCAGGAAAACGCATGCAAAGCCATGCACCTTATCGATGCATGGCTTTTTTCAGTAAAATCGGACGGATTTTCGGGGAGTTTTACACAGACTGACATGATGCCAGTTGCGCACTTTTACGCGAAAAAATCATGTTCTGCGCAGGGGTGAATTTTTCACGGCTGTCATCCACCGAAGCCGCGTCAGGCCTGAATCCGATGGTCGTTAAAATGTCGCTATCCTGTGCGGAATAATTAATTTTTTCACCCTTTGCAAGCCAGGACAGAAGGGCTTCACGCAGGGCATCTGTGGCACGCTGTATGGCACAGTTTCGGGCAATGGCCGTCAGCTCACTGTAGCCCATCAGCTCCGGTGCCAGTGCCGCCGCCAGTGCTGTGCCGTGCTGCTGCATAAAATCATTCAGCCGGTCGCGGATGCTGATGTGCTGAACGGCTTCATGCGAACGAATATAACGACCGGCGGCCTGATTCACCTGCCATTTTCTGACTTCGATAATATTGCGTAATTCGTCCAGGCGACTGACGTTTCTGCCTTCCCCGGACAGAAGCCGCAGATATTCCTGTTCGGCCGCAGCCAGCTCATTTTTGCGTTGCAGCCATGCTGCTTTGTTATTCTGACAGGTGTCAAAGGCCTGCTGTAAGGCTGTGCTTTCCATCGTTATCTCTTTCTCATCATGCTGAAGAATAAAAATACGGTGTGCGGCGACGGCCGGTGTTAACCGGCAGCCCTCATTCCAGACGCAGCGAATATGATTGTGTTTTTAAGCGTACTGGCGGCAGTTCCTGTTTTTCATGCAGGCTTTCTGCCAGTTCGTCCGGCGTGACCGGGCGGACAATGAAACGGTTGATGGTCTGAAGCGTTTTAAACACCAGACCACAGCCCGGATCCGTGCACACATAAAAACGCTCGGTGACTTCCTGAGACAGACGCCGCGATGTTCTTGACAGTGCAAGGCCTTTACATCTCCGACAACAATATCCGGTAACAAGCATTCTTTTCGGGCGTTTCATGCTACCGGAGGCTGACGTCAGTGAATCGCGGTATCTCTGTTTGCCTGAAATGTATTCCATTCCTGAATCTTTACAGTCAGAGAAAAAGCTTTCACTCGCTTCAAATGTCGCAGAGCAATAAATATTCCGGCACTGTGCAATCATTATCTTGGTGCCATCGTCCATGAAATGTGCGCGACGGGTGTGAGCAACATGTCCACACGACGGGCAGTAAATCATGACAGCAGTCCTCTGGCCTTAAGCTCTGCTCCCTGCTGGTCTATTTTGTCCTGCCACACCTTGCGCTGTGCCGGTGTGCCTGCCACCTCATAATCCATGTGCGGGAGTGTTGCCGCTGACAGTCCGGTCAGCCGGAGAACCGGCTCGCCGGTGAGGCTGATTTGCATCTGTTTAATTTTCTGTTCCAGCGATGATTTCACCTGCTGCATGACAGCCTTTTCCGGTGCGACGTAGCCCTGATGGCCGGTGGTGTTGGCGAGCGGATTTTCCTGTACCAGTATGCTCAGATGCATTGCCCGGACAAGCGCCTCACAGGTTTCATTCAGGGCGTGTTCCAGCTCATTCTCTGCATACAGACTCAGAAGGTGATGATGTGCCTTCCGGTAGGCGGTGGCCGTGCTGTCACACGCCCCTTTCAGGCGTTCACGTTCAAAATTCAGCACCACGGCCAGATTGTCATATTCCTGTACCAGCTCCCGGCGTGCCACGCGCTCAATGTGGCGCTGTTTCAGCTCGTCGCTCAGGACACCACCGGCTGCACGAAAGGCCGTGCGCCAGTCGTCAGCGTCGTTTCCGTCGGCCTGCGCCAGCGCATTTTTTTCCTGCTCTGCCCGTTCAATGGCCGTGACGGTCTCATCCATCAGGCGGGCGTTCTCAAGATGGGCGGCTCTGGCCTTTTCCAGTTGTGCCAGCGCGGGTTGCAGATATTCAGGGATGGTGTTGTCAGACATTTTCCGGCTCCTCGTCACTTCAGGTTAAGAAAATTGTGACGTACACCGGACAACAACACGACGCATTGCAGATGTGCCAGCCCTGACACAGGAGACTCATCCTCAGACCGGCAAGCCAGGAAAAGGTCGCAGGAAAAACCGGCTTACTGTTTGTTTTTTTATGTTTTACTGTTCACCTCTGTTCACCATAAGAAAAAAGATAAGTAATACAGTAAGTTAAAGGGTGAGCAATCGCAGTAATGACTGTTCACCGTCTGTTCACCACTGTTCACCCGTTCATGGACTTTTTGTGCTGTGTATTACTTTTTATTTTTATTAATTAACTGAAATAAATAAGAAAAAACAATTTGTATTTCACTATAATTTTTTCCAGCTCCTTCCAGAGCGTTTTAAAGCTATCTGGCGCTGATGTGCAAAAAACACACAGCAATTGTAAGGCTGCCGGAACAAATCCCCCCTGTTGCGTCTGCTGAAAATATTCACAAAATAAAGCGCTACCCGAAGCCGGACGGACTTATCCGGTGCTGTATGGACATTAACGAGGTAGCCCGATGCAAGCTGTTTTTTCTTCCCCGTCTCCTGCCCCTGTGACGCCACTGATGCCGCTGCCGGACATCACGCAGGAGCGTTTTTTACGTCTGCCGGAAGTGATGCACCTGTGCGGCCTGTCACGCTCGACCATCTACGAACTCATCCGTAAGGGGGAATTTCCGCCGCAGGTGAGTCTTGGCGGTAAAAATGTGGCCTGGCTGCACTCTGAAGTCACCGCATGGATGGCCGGGCGCATTGCCGGACGCAAACGGGGGTACGACGCATGATGATGCCTGTTCTGCAAAAACTCCCTTTTTCTGGCTTGCCTTTTTCCGGCATTTGCGGATATAGTTTTTCCGCTGTCGCAAAATCGGCAGCCGGGCGTAGGAACCCGAGTTACTTCAAGGCGACATATGACGCGCCATGCGTCTTTTTTTACGTCGTTGCTTCGGCACACCTGTTTTTCTGGCTGTGGTTTTTAAACCGTAGCCTCTGTCAGATAATGGTGGTCCGGGCGGGGCAGCCTTCGGGCTGGCCGGTTTCCTTGAAGGCCGGTATTCCTACCCCCGTCCGGGCTACCACCCATGAGCGTAGGAACTCCAGTGGTAGCTGTAACTGTTACTTCAAGGAGGCTGCCATCATGGCTACAACCCTTACCCCCTCACACCCTGAATTTGTCTTTGTGTTTGCGGCTGTCCGTCGCGCAGACCGTCATCCCCGTATCTGCATGCTTCGCACCGTCGCCGGTGATGAACGCAGCGCCCGCCGTTCCCTTGTCCGTGACTATGTGCTCTCCCTTGCTGCCCGTCTGCCGGTGGTGGAGGTGTCCCGTGCGTAATAAAAAAGCCCCTCAGACCGTCTCAGCGCGTCATGACGCCCGTGAACACCTCAGCATTGAGGCTTACCATAAGCTCAACCGCGCCAGCGCCGTATCCCAGTTTGTTGGGGGTGATTTGATTCACCGTGAACTCTCCGGCCTGCATCAGCTCTACATTCCGCATATTTTCAGTTACCTGAATGAAGATATTGATTTTGTGCTGAATGAACTGAAAGCCAAAGGCCTGTGCCGCGATTTTCTCGCCCAGCAGAAAGACCGGGGAGACAGGACGCATGTTTGATTTTCCCCAGCCCGGTGAGATTTACCGTTCTGCCGGTTTTCCCGATGTGGCCGTGGTCGGCATTCTGGAAGACGGTATTCCGTGGGAAATGCCGTACCGCTGCCCGGACATTGTCTGGAACCCGTACCGCCGTAAATTCAGTATCCTTGTGCGTATCCTCGCTGACGGGCGCACCACAGACATCCCGCTGGGGCGTTTTCTGCGGGAATTTACCTGTGACCGTCCTGACCTGTTCAAACGCAGCCCCGTAAACCGGCATGCGGTACTGAAAGAAATGGCCGGAGACCCGGAATTACAGAAATGGCGGGAGAAATATCTGGATATTTACCCGCAGGACCCTGTTCCGGTCAGCCGGGCGGCACCGGTGGCGCGGGAATGGCGGGAAATTCCCCGCACGGAGCCTGACCCGGCCCCCCCCCCCCGGATAACAGTTACCGCAATTATCTGTAATTAAAAAACGACACCCGAAAAATTAAATGTGCGTATTCGCGCAGGGATACGCACGTCTTCAGGAGACGCAGATATGTCTTATCAGTTAATGCAACCGGCACGGAATGCAGTCATCTGTCACAGGGAGGAAAGCAAATGAAAACACCCTTACCGCCCGTCTTACGCGCTGCCCTTTACCGTCGCGCTGTCGCCTGTGCCTGGCTGACCGTGTGCGAACGTCAGCACCGCTACCCGCATCTCACCCTTGAGTCACTGGAGGCGGCCATCGCCGCTGAGCTGGAAGGCTTTTATCTGCGCCAGCACGGTGAGGAAAAAGGGCGCCAGATAGCCTGTGCCCTGCTGGAAGATTTAATGGAATCCGGCCCCCTGAAGGCCGCGCCGTCGCTGTCCTTTCTCGGGCTGGTTGTGATGGATGAACTCTGTGCCCGTCACATAAAAGCGCCGGTACTGCACTGAAGGAGAACAACACCATGAAAATGAACGTAACCGCCACCGTCAGCCATGCGCTCGGCCACTGGCCGCGTATTCTCCCGGCGCTGGGGATTCAGGTGCTGAAAAACCGTCATCAGCCCTGTCCGGTCTGTGGCGGGAGTGACCGCTTCCGTTTTGATGACAGGGAGGGGCGCGGCACCTGGTACTGCAATCAGTGTGGTGCCGGTGACGGCCTGAAACTGGTTGAAAAGGTGTTTGGTGTTTCCCCGTCCGACGCGGCCGCAAAGGTGGCTGCCGTGACCGGCAGTCTGCCACCGGCTGACCCGGCAGTGACGGCTGCCGCCGGTGCTGAAACAGACGCTGCCCGGAAGAACGCCGCCGCACTGGCACAAACCCTGATGGCGAAAACCTGTCCCGGAACCGGTAACGCCTACCTGACCCGCAAGGGCTTTCCCGGCCGGGAATGCCGGATGCTGACCGGCACACACAGAGCCGGTGGCGTGAGCTGGCGCGCCGGTGACCTTGTGGTGCCACTGTATGACGACAGCGGCGAACTGGTTAACCTTCAGTTAATCAGTGCTGACGGCCGTAAGCGCACCCTGAAAGGCGGACAGGTCAGGGGCACCTGTCACACCTTTGAAGGACAGAATCAGGCCGGAAAACGTCTGTGGATAGCGGAGGGATACGCGACCGCACTTACCGTGCATCACCTGACCGGTGAAACGGTGATGGTGGCGCTTTCTTCCGTGAATCTCCTTTCTCTGGCCAGCCTTGCCCGGCAGAAGCATCCGGCCTGTCAGATTGTCCTTGCCGCAGACCGTGACCTCAGCGGTGACGGCCAGAAAAAAGCCGCCGCAGCCGCAGATGCGTGTGAAGGTGTTGTTGCCCTGCCGCCGGTCTTCGGTGACTGGAATGATGCCTTCACGCAGTACGGCGGGGAAGCCACCCGTAAGGCCATTTATGATGCCATCCGGCCACCGGCTGAAAGCCCGTTCGACACCATGAGCGAAGCGGAGTTTTCCGCCATGAGTACCAGCGAAAAGGCCATGCGTATCTATGAGCATTACGGCGAGGCGCTCGCGGTCGATGCCAACGGCCAGCTTCTGTCCCGTTATGAAAATGGTGTCTGGAAGGTGCTGCCACCACAGGACTTTGCCCGGGATGTGGCCGGGCTGTTTCAGCGGCTGCGTGCGCCGTTCTCCTCCGGGAAGGTGGCCTCCGTGGTGGACACCCTGAAGCTGATTATTCCGCAGCAGGAAGCCCCCTCCCGCCGCCTGATTGGCTTTCGTAACGGCGTGCTCGACACGCAGAACGGCACGTTCCACCCGCACAGTCCGTCACACTGGATGCGCACCCTGTGCGATGTGGATTTCACCCCGCCGGTGGAAGGGGAAACGCTGGAAACCCACGCCCCCGCGTTCTGGCGCTGGCTTGACCGTGCCGCCGGTGGCCGTGCGGAAAAACGCGACGTGATTCTGGCCGCACTGTTTATGGTGCTGGCAAACCGCTACGACTGGCAGCTCTTTCTGGAGGTGACCGGTCCCGGCGGCAGCGGCAAAAGTATCATGGCCGAAATAGCCACCCTGCTGGCCGGGGAGGATAACGCCACGTCGGCCACCATCGAGACGCTGGAATCCCCGCGTGAACGTGCCGCGTTAACTGGCTTCTCACTGATACGCCTGCCGGACCAGGAAAAATGGAGCGGCGACGGTGCCGGACTCAAGGCCATCACCGGCGGCGATGCGGTGTCCGTTGACCCGAAATACCGGGATGCATACTCCACGCATATCCCGGCGGTAATTCTGGCCGTGAACAATAACCCGATGCGCTTCACCGACCGCAGCGGCGGCGTGTCACGCCGGCGGGTGATTATTCACTTCCCGGAACAGATAGCCCCGCAGGAGCGCGACCCGCAGCTTAAGGACAAAATCACCCGCGAGCTGGCGGTCATCGTGCGTCACCTGATGCAGAAGTTCAGCGACCCGATGCTCGCCCGGTCACTGCTTCAGTCCCAGCAGAACTCAGACGAGGCACTGAACATCAAACGGGATGCCGACCCGACGTTTGATTTTATCGGCTATCTGGAAACCCTGCCGCAGACCAGCGGCATGTATATGGGGAACGCCAGTATCATCCCGCGTAATTACCGTAAATACCTCTATCACGCCTATCTGGCCTACATGGAGGCAAACGGCTACCGGAATGTACTCAGTCTGAAAATGTTCGGGCTGGGGCTGCCGGTGATGCTGAAGGAATACGGACTGAATTACGAGAAGCGCCATACCAAACAGGGGATACAGACCAACCTGACGCTGAAAGAGGAAAGCTACGGCGACTGGCTGCCAAAATGTGACGACCCTGCAACAACCTGACCATCATGACTCATCTGACCGGCATCTGCCGGTCTTTTTTTATCCCTGAATTCCCCGAAGGTGAACAATCCACTGTTCACCCTTCACCGTATATTCACTCGTTATCACACTGAAATTAAAAGAGAAAAACGAAAGGTGAACAGTGTGAACAATCAAATCAAAAAAAACTTTTTTTCTCCCTGTGTGATTTCAGTACGGGGGATTAATCACCGGTATGAGTCACACCGGCAGAATGCCGGAGGTGAAGAATCGAATGTTCACCCTTCACCCATTATTCACTACCTATCATACTGAAATAAAAGGAGAAAAAAGAAAGGTGAACAGTGTGAACAGTTCTTTCGAAAAAAAATTTTTTTCCTGAGTTAACGTGCGTGAAGATACGTGTAAAAATTAATCGATAGATATTATATGTATAAGGATGTGTATAAATGAATTATAATAGAAAAATATAAACGATTTGAATCAAATGGTTATATGGCAATTTTGACTCCTGTGATCTTC